CAGATCCTTATGGAATGTCCAAAAGAGATTATTGACGAACGTAGAGACTTTGAATTGAGAAAGGCTCGTTCTCAGGTTAGATCTAAAGAGGCTCAATTGGCCGGGACGCCAGATGGCACTCTTACAAGAGATCATGCCCAGGCGCGCCCTCAAATTAAAAAGTCTTATGAGGCTATGCCTATTCCAAGAGAGTAATAGACTTAAATTCTATAGCTCAAAAAAGGGTCGCAGTTGCGGCCCTTTACTTTTTGACCTTGTCAAGCGATAATATACACAGACCTTTACATAAGGTTTGGGCTCCCTCGGCGTGGAGCATTAACTTTCCCCTGGTTCTATAGTCGCCCCGGTGCGCGATGACAGAGCCTCCTGTAAAAAGGAGATTCCGTTATGGCGACGAATAACGTCTCAGCGCCTTTCGGTTTTCGCCAGTATGCGGGCAACGGCTCTGCTCCAACCTATGAGCAAGTCCAGTTTCCAATCGCATATAATTCGACGAATATATTCTTTGGTGATCCAGTAACGGCTGCAAGCGATGGCACGGTAGCGCAGTCTGCGTCTACTGGCGCTACGCCAGCTGCTCTTGGCATTGCCGGCGTTTTTGTTGGCTGTAAATATCTTTCAGCCGTTCAGAAGCGCGTTGTGTGGTCAAACTACTACCCTGGTGGAACTGACCCACAGTCAGGCACAATCTATGCCTATATTGTCAATGACCCGAACGCTAAGTTCGTTGCTCAGTCTGACTCAACGGGCATTGCACTGACGGATGTCAATTCAACGATTGGCTTCGTGATTGGCTCTGGAAATACTGCAAATGGTATTTCTGCTGCTTATCTTGATACGACAACCATCAACACTGCTACCTACGGTGTGAACAATCCGTTCAAAATCGTTGCTGTTGTGACGGATCCTCCAGGATCTCAGGGCACAATCTCCAACGGCACCACTGGCGGCACCAGCGGCCAAGGCTACGATTATGCCATCGTTATGTTCAACGATGTCTTCACTCGTAACTTCCAAGGCGTCTAAGAAGGAGTAAGGACCAATGGCTGTTAATCTCTCTGCCATCAAAGACCTTCTCCTCCCCGGCCTCCGTGGGGTTGAAGGCAAGTATGAGATGATCCCATCTCAATACGACAAGATCTTCACGAAGCATGATTCCAAAATGGCGCTTGAGCGCACTGCGGAAATGCGCTTCTTGGGTCTTGCTCAGTTGAAGACGGAAGGCGGCCAGACCGCTTTCGATAACTCAGCTGGTGAGCGTTATATCTACAACCAGGAGCACACTGAAATTGCTCTTGGCTATGCTATTACGCGCAAAGCCATCGACGACAACCTGTATAAGACACAGTTTATGCCGTCGAACCTTGGCCTCATTGAATCTTTCCATCAGACGAAAGAGATCTATGGCGCCAATGTGTTGAATACGGCTACGACGTATAATGCTTCTATCGGCGGTGACGGCGTTGCGCTTTGCGCGACGAACCATCCGATCGATGGTAGCACTGTAGCCAATAAGCCTGCTGTAGACGTTGATCTTAATGAATCAACGCTTCTCAACGCGATGATTGCCATCCGCACGAACTTCAAAGACCAGGCTGGTCTGAAGATCTTCGCTCGTGGCCGTCGTCTTGTTGTTCCACCACAGCTCGAGCCTGTTGCAATTCGTCTGACGAAGACTGAATTGCGCCCAGGCACGGCAGACAACGATGTGAATGCGATCATGATGACTGCAGGCGGCTTGCCTGAAGGCTACATGGTCAACGACTTCTTTGACCTCTGCTTATGCTTGGTTCTTGCTTACGAACATTGACGGTCTTTCTTACATGGAAAGAGTTAAGTTCGAGTCCGACATGCAGGTCGACTTCGTAACAGACAACCTTCTTGTGAAGGGTTACGAGCGTTATAGCTTCGGCTATTACAACTGGCGTTCGATTTACGGATCGTTCCCAACGTCGTAATGATAATATGGCGGGGGCCTCTATTACATAAGCCCCCGTCTTCTTTCTAGGTAATTTAGTCGCGCAGACCGGCCTAGCGGACGCTGCACAGACTACGCGACGAAACCTTGTGCAGGAGGATAATATGGGAACAACTACGTTTACTGGGCCAATCACGGCTGGCGACGTTCTTGATACGACAGGTTCAACTGTTGGATCTTTAAAGAATGTTGGATTTGTTCATATGTCGCAAACTGTTGCAGTTACGCAGGCGACAAATGGATCGACAGCAGGACTTTACACAACAACAATTGTAATTCCTGCGAATAGTCAAATTACATCAATCCGCCTTTATGTAACGACTGCATGGACTGGTGTTGCTTCAACATTTAATATTGGCACAAGCGCAACCGCAACAGAACTTGCTGTTGCAGCGACTGCGCCAATACAGGTGCGGCAATTGGCATTGTCAATGTTGACCCTGGCACGAGTGCTACCCGTGTAAATAATTGGGTTGATGTTGGAACAAGCGATGTTCAAATATTCATGCTTTCAACAAATACAGGCTCTGGTGTTGGTTGGCTTACAGTCAACTATAATCAAGCCATGAATCTCGTTGCTTAATAGGAGGCTAAGATGGGTTTTTATGAAGGACAAGACGGACCTGCAGTTGCAAAATCTGCAAAGTCAAAATCAGATGGCTTTAAAAAAGGCGGTAGCTGCATGAAGAAAGGCGGCAAGGCTGTTATGTCTGAGGCATCTAAGGCTAAAAAGCCTGCTCGTGCTTCTGGCGGCGGCGTTCTTTCGTCTGCTCATTCAGGCACGCCTCGCGGCAAAGCTTCTCATTATTGAGATTTGTCGGTGCTAAAGTCGACGGGGGTTTTTTGGAACCCTCGTCGTATTCTTGGAGATGATATATGGCGAAAAGTCCAGCTTGGCAGCGATCAGAAGGTAAGAATCCTGAAGGTGGCCTTAATGCCAAGGGCAGGGCTTCCGCCAAGGCTGAGGGCCACAACCTGAAGCCGCCGGTCTCGAAAGAGCAGGCTGCAAAAAGCGATAAGTCGGCCTCTCGACGTAAGTCATTCTGTGCCCGTATGACGGGTGTGAAGAAGAAATTAACTGGGTCTGCAGCCGCCGCAGATCCAAATAGTCGCATCAATAAGTCATTGCGCAAATGGGATTGCTAAAATGAGCAAGCCATTTTGGGAAAAAGATGCACCTAAAGACGCAAAGCATAAGGCTTTAAACGCAAAAGGTGTTAAAATGGCAAAAGCTAGGGCGCGGGCGGCTGGTCGCCCTTACCCGAATTTAGTTGATAATGTTGCGGCTGCGCGGGCCCAGCACAAAAAGGAAAAGCACTAATGCGTCCAATTACCGTAACAGTCTCTGACGCATCTGGAGGCGCTAAATCAAGCGATTGGATCCGCTTTGATGATTGGGCGCCATCAAATATCTCAATCCAATGCAATGTCACAGGAACTGTAAATTATACAGTTCAGTCAACATTGGATGACCCAAACAGCCCAACAAATCCTGTTGCGTCTGGAAGCGTTACATGGGTAAATTCTTCTGACTCAGCTGTTGTTAACGCAACCACAACCAAGCAAAGCAATTTCCTTTTTGCGCCAATTTTTGCTCGGGTTCTTCTAAATAGTGGCACTGGCTCAGTTGTCGCCACGTTTGTTCAAGATAGCAATGGACCTTACTAATGTCTGGACTCTCAACTGGCGTAGGATTATCCGTTGCAAATGCTCCATTTGCGACAATTCTTGATACGACAACGCAGTCAATAGCTGTAGCAAATACTCCTCAAGTTGTGACGTTTAACACAACATCAATTTCTGATGGGATATCTGTTGTCACATCTGGAGGCAAGGCTTCAAGAATTACAGTTTCACAAGCCGGCAAGTATCTTATTATATTTTCTGCGGTAGCAAATAACTCTGCAGGAACAGATGGTGGCATGAATTTTTGGTTAAAAAAGAACGGGACAAATATAGATAACAGCAGCACATATGTTACAACTGTTGTTGCATCTCTTTATATTTGTGCGTCGTGTTCTTTTATAGCTGAAGCAACATCAAGCACAGATTATTTTGAGCTTTGGACGCAAGGTGCATATACAACTCAATCAGTTGCTGCTCTTGCGGCATCTGGTGGCGTTCCTTTATCTCCATCGGTGATTTTAACAATTAATAAAATATCAGATTAAGGATGATTATATGCCAACGAGCGGAACATATACGTTTAACCCCGCTCTTGGCGAGCTGACGATTTATGCCTATCAATTAATCGGCATACGCCCAACTGCTCTTTTACAAGAACATATGGATGTCGCGAGAACGGCGACAAACATGATGTTTACGCGTTGGAGCAACCAGGGCGTTAACTTATGGCAGGTAGATCTTATTACAGTTCCTCTTATTCAGGGAACTTCTACATATAACGTAGATGCCAATACTGTTGTTATGCTTGACGCTTATATTGAATATGGTTCTCCTCCTATTGATAGAATTATTCTCCCGATTGGCAGAACTGAATATGCTTCTTATCCAAATAAGCAGCAGCAGGGGTTTCCTACGACATTTTGGTTTGACCGTCTTTTGTCTCCAACTGTGACGCTGTGGCCTGTCCCAGATGGTCAGCA